AGTAATTCCACAACATATGTGGTATGCAGAAGATATTAGATATGAGGTGTACCACACACAACGGGTAGTAGCTAATGGCGATACCGTTCCACATAAACGTGGTCATGGTATTATTAGCCGTCTTCACTCATATAACATTCCTGGAACAGATCTTTGTATAGTCTATATTCCTGGATGTGGGACTTGGCGAGATGTTACGAAGTTCTTGCCAGATTCCAAGATGGGTGATGCACATGCGACTATGATATATAGACGCAGTGATGGTTCTATTGTAAAATATAGTACTTACATGAGGAAGTCTGATAAGGTTAAAGTTAAGAATATAGAGTATTCTGGACATACATATGTGTTGCCAGAAGATACTTTTTGTGGACTTTGTATTGGAACTTTAGTATCAGACACCAAGCCATCTTTAATTTCCGGTTTTCATTTAGCCGGAAATGGCAAGCATGGTGCATCAGGCTTTTTGACCAAGAATATGGTCGATACTGCTTGTACTGAACTTAGTAAAGTTAGTTCCATTTTGTTACCACACAGTGACGGAAATTTTCCAGAAAAACAGTGTGGTGTTAAACTATTGGACAGTACTTCTGTGCACCCAAAATCGTGTGTTAATTATATTCCAGTAGATGGAGTTTTTAACGTTTACGGTTCTTGCCCTGGTAGGTCTACATATAGGTCAGAAGTAGTTAAATTACCAATATCGAAAGATGTTACGGAAATTTGTGGAGTGCCTTGTCTTTGGGGAAAACCCAAGATGCACCCATGGAAACCGTTTTTTGCTAATTTACAGAATACTTCAAACCCTTCTTTCGGATTTCCTGCCCAAGCTTTAGAGTGGGCAGTCAACGATTGGTTAGAACCAATGTTGAAATTAGTCAAACAGAAGCCTTGGAATAAATCCGTTAGGCCTCTGACTGAAATTGAAACCGTTAGTGGTATCGATGGACAACGTTTTATGAATGCTATGGTTAGTAGCACGTCTATCGGTGTACCTTTGAGTGGGCCCAAGAAGAATCATATGATTGCATTGAATCCTGATGACCATCCAGGACATGCATGCCCTATGGTTCTTGATGAAACAATAATGACTGAGGTAGCTCGATTGAAAGCAGCATATCTGAAGGGAGAACGTGGATATTTTATATTGAAAGCATCTCCTAAAGATGAAGCCACAAAATTGGACAAGGATAAAGTCCGAATTTTCTTCGGTTGTCCTGGTGCTGCATTGTATATATTGAGACAATACTTACTCAGTATTATTCGTTTCATTTGTTGTAATCCGCTAGTTGCAGA